AGGTCGAAATGTCCCAAAAAAAGGCTTTAGGGTGTTTGTTTATGGGCAAAATGGTACCAAAAAACTTTCTAATTCTTGGGAAGAATACAACGCTGACATTGGCACAGGCATATGGTTTTCATTAAAGGAAAATGTGCCTCAGCAAATAATTCAACAAACTGAACCGCAAAAACCATTCACTATTGAAAAGAGCCTTAAAAAGAAAGGTCGTAAATAATGACGACCATTAAGCAATTTTTAGATGATAGTTATAGACTGATAAATCCAAGCAATCCAACAGTTCCATTGCATGGTAATGATTTACAGTTTGGGCTTAGACGCTTAAACGACCTACTTACGTCTTATGCTTCCGACGGCTTAATGATGACTATCGCTTCAACGCAAAGCGTGCCATTAGCTGTCAATCAAAGAACAGTAACAGCAGGGCCTCCACCCCCTCTCACGGTTCCTCCTACGCCCCCTTTGTATGATATTAATATAGGGCGCATGGCAAACTGGGAAAGCGCATGGCTTGAGCTTATGGGCGTAGATTATCCTTTGGTGTTTAAGACTCAAGACCAATGGCATTCGTCATTCAAATATAACCCCTTAAATGGCTTGCCACGATTTATCATTCCATTTCCCGATGTGCAAAGCGTGACGTTCCGAATTTATCCAGCCCCAAGTCAATATTTCCAGTTTTTTATACGAGGCAAGTTCCAACTTCCAAACTATACGACCGTAAGCGATACCATGGCGACGCTACCAGGCTATTACAATCGATATTTTCTCTTTGCCGTAGCTAAAGACCTAGCGCTGTTTAAAGGCCGTACAGAGGCGTGGACAGAGAAATTAGAGGCAGAATTGACGAAAGCTGAGAAGAACATCCAAGCCAATAGTGAAGTTGATCTGGCAATTGTAGGTGATGAAGAAAGTTTGTTGAATGGCTCATGGAGAGTACGCGCCGGTGTATGATAGTGTAGACATAGAGAAAACCATTGGTACAATGTATCCTTTGCATCATATTGCTGAGGATTTACTCATGAAAAAATGGCCAGATCAAGTAACAGAAGTTAATGGTTTTAAAGTCATACAAGACTTTGGAAGAATTGGAACGCGCCGGGAAGGAATAGCTCTTTGTAAGGCATGTAACAAAGAATTTGAAACTAATCTGTATTATCTTCATCAATTAAAAAGTTGTGGCTGTTTGCCTGACATTATTCAAGCGCCTCTTCCAAAAGAAATTAATGGATTTAAGATAATAAAGGATCTTGGCAGAAAGAATGGAAAATCACGAAAAGCTATTGTTATATGCAAGGTCTGCAAAAAAGAGCATGAAGCTTATGCTTATTATTTAAAAAGCTTAAAACATTGCGGATGTCTATTTCCACCTAGAATTGAATGCAAATATAAGAGATCGCATCGTAGATTATTTCAAATATACAGAGGAATGAAGGCGCGATGTTACAAAGAAAATGATAAATGTTATAGTTTATATGGCGGAAAAGGCATAAGAGTTTGCAACGAATGGCTCTCTAATGCTGATTCATTTTGTGAATGGGCTCTCTCTAATGGATATGCTGACGATCTTTCAATAGATAGGATTAATAATGAAAAAGATTATTATCCAGAAAATTGCAGATGGTCTGACACAAAAACTCAAGCGAGAAATAGAAAAGGTATTAAATTAACAATGGAAATAGCCAGGGCTATTAGAGAAGATTTTAAATCAATGACGAGAAAAGAATTGTCAGAAAAATATTCTATTGCACCTAGAAATATAAATCGTGTCCTTGCTGGTACAAGGTGGGCTGAATAGTGCCAATAGAGCCGATTCCGATCTTCTGCTACTTTAATCGTATGCGCTTCGTGCAAAACGGCTCTATGGATTGCGCGAACTTTTATGGCGTAAAATCTGAAGATACCAAGAACATTCAAGCGCTCTACCCAACGATGGGTAGAAAACATGTAGAGCAATTAGGTCAAAATGTCCTTATTTTTAACCAAGAACCTAGCCAAATATTTAAGACCATTAACTTCACTTATTTCATTGTTGGTACGCAGGTTATACAGGTCGATCAATTCTATACTCAAGTTGTTATTGGCAATGTTCCTTTTGGTTCTGTTAATTGGTTCAGTTTTCTTCCAGTCGGTAACGTTATATATGCTATTTTGACCGCCTTTGTAGCTGTTGGTTCTACCATGAATTCCATGTTTCTCATCACTGAGACGCCCGGCAGTCCGCCAACGGTCACAATGACCCCGATTGTAGATAATAATGCGCCTACTAATCCCCTTTATGTAGCCACATTCGGCAATAGCATAACAGTAAGTAGCGCTAATTCTCCTGATTTTGGTGTGTCAGCAATTAACCTACAAGGCACAATGGCCAATGGCACAATTTTAGGAACTTCCTCTCCTTTTACCGTGCTTGGCTCGGCTTTAGCTAATCGCTCATCAGGTGTGATTAGACAAATGTGCACTTTGCATAACCAGCTTTATATTTTTAATGATTTTAATACCGATATTTGGTCTAACATTGCCACGCAAAGCACTGTTGGTAACGTTACAAGACAATTCCCATTCAAGTTAAACAGTTCTTACAACTGGGATTATGGAATGGCCGACCCTTTTAGTCTTGATGTAGACTTTGGGCGCATGGCATGGCTAGCCAAGAATACTAGCGGTCTTGTTACATTCATGACGAGCAATGGCCAGCAGCCTGAAGATATGTCAACGCAAGCCATTAATGTATTGCTGCAAAATTCTACTGATACAGCGGACGTTAATCCCTTCATCAATGACCAAGTTGATGGTTTTCTATATCAGTATGAAAATACTATATTTTACAGGGTAAGCGCTGGTGATTATATTGGTTATGGCGAATTAGATGTTAATCTTGATGACAATGCTATTGCGTTAGAATTTAACTTTGACACGCAACGTTGGGGACGTGTTATTGAATTGAACGGTGAAAGAAATCGTATTGAAAAGCACATATTCTTCAATAATCAGCACTTAGTTACAGTTCAAGGGGATCCGGCAGTTTACGAAATGGCGGGAAATATTTACAGAAATGAGACGAGAACGCCCAATACTACGATGCAAGATCCAAACGCATTTACAAAATATCCTATGCGCTACGAGCTTGTTACTCAACAAATATTTATGCCCGATTACTCTGAGTTTATCACTGATTATGTAGAGATTGATTTTGTTTTTGGTGATAAAGACTTCTATAAATTCGATGGCCCATTTGCGAATACAACATTTATAATCACTGAAGATCAAGCGCCTGACGGTTCACCTATTTTTTGTATAGCGGAAGATGTTGGGCCTGATGGCGTTTCTCCTGTGTTTCTAATCACTGAAGATGGTAATACGCCTGGGTTTGATGACATATTTTACAATACACTATTCAAACCAAACATTTCATTATATGCCTCTGATGATGGTGGCATAACATTTGAATATTATGATTTGCGTGAATTCTCTCAACTAGGAATGTACCGATGGAAAATGCGTTGGTACGAAATGGGAACCTCACGCAATCGCGTTTACAGACTTGTATGCGTTAGCTCAGCGCCAATAGTGATACTCGGCGCAGTTCAGTCTAGAAGACGCGCGTCAGGTGGGGCAAACTAATGACAACCTTATTCCTAGATAGAATTGACGCAGCCCCTTTGGATAATGATGAATTCTCATATCCATTTAATGCATGGATAGCGAATACTATAGATTCGCTCAATGAAATTATCATTGATATACAAGACCAATTTAACGGGATTGGTATACCGTTTGGCCCGACAGAATTAACTCAAGCTGAGATAGTGGCATTAAATACCGCTGGCCAGCTTAATGATGGCGTGTTTATATACTGCACAGATCATATTCCCCCTTGTTATGTAGGCAGAATATCAGGCGCTTTAGTACAGTTCACTACGACACCGTTCCCTTAAGGATTTAATTATGGGTTTATTTGACATGTTCACGAGCTTTTTAAATCCAGGAAAGGGTTACCAAAAAGGCCAAGAACAACTTGATAAGTACTACGGCCAAAGCCAGCAATATTTGCAGCCTTACCAGCAACAAGGGCAAGAAGCTTATGGCGCTTTAAATGAAGCACAGAATAATTTGCTTAATCCATCTGGACTACATGACAGGTGGCTGCAAGAATACAACCAAAGCGAGGCGTCTAAAATCGCACAGGCTCGCGCAATGGAGCAAGGCAATAGAGCAGCTGCATCAACAGGTGTTTTGGGTTCTACGCCTCATTTGCAGGCCCTTCAAGCGGGAAGCGCTGAGATAGGCGCTCAAGATCAAGAACATTACATTGATAGAATGATTCAACAATATCTACAAGGCGCTGGAATAGCTCAGAATATATATGGTCATGGTGCGAATGCTGGTAATCAAATGAG